AAATGTGTCTGGTGATAAAAATTGGTCATCAGTTGACGGTGAAACGTGGGATGGTTTAGAAGAAATTGAGAAACACATATCTAAATTGGAAAAAAATCATGAAGAACATATGGCAGTATATGGTGAAGGAAATGAAAGACGATTAACAGGTTTACACGAAACACAAGCCATAGATACATTCAGTTGGGGAGTTTCAGATAGAGGAGCATCTATTCGTATTCCATGGCAAGTAGAAAAAGATGGATGTGGTTATTTAGAAGATAGACGACCATCAGCTAATTGTGATCCATATGAAGTTTCATATAAATTAGTTGAGACTATTTGTAAATAGTACTTGACTTGTATAGGGTTTTATTAGTATATTTAGACATGATAAATTGGAGAAATACATAGTTGTATCAAAACGCATATTTTGATGGAAGAACAATTCATCTTTGGGATGATAAATTAGGTTATAAGAAATTTTCGAATAAAAGATATGCTTATTTACCAAATAAAAATGGTAAATTTGTTGCATTGGATGGTACTAGGGTCAAAAAAGTTTTTAGATATGATAAAAAGGACTCTAACTTATATGAAAGTGATGTACCAGCAATTACTAGAGCATTAGTTGATAATTATACTCAAAGTGATGAACCATCTATTGGTCATAAAGTTATGATTTTTGATATTGAGGTTGAGGTTACAGAAGGATTTCCATCACCATCAAAGGCAGAAAATAAAATAACTGCTATTGCATTATGGGATAGTGTTACAGACGAATATTATTGTTATGTTTTAGATCCAGAGAATAAACTTGAGATTGAATCAGAAGATGGTATATTAAAAAATGAAAATAATACTGTAGTTAGATTCAAATCAGAAGTTGAAATGTTAAATGCATTTTTTGGGAAGTATTATGAGATAAGACCAACTATTATTACTGGATGGAATATAGATAATTTTGATGTACCATATTTGTATAATAGGGCTATACAATTATTAGGTCCTGAGATAGCTAATTTATTATCACCAATAGGAGTTGTTAAGTATTCTGAATATAGACAAAAATTTGAAATAGCTGGAGTGGCTGCATTAGATTATTTAGGTATATATAAAAAGTTTACACCAAATGAAGTTAGTAGTTATAGATTAGATGATGTGGGTCAAAATGAAGTGGGAGTTAGAAAAGTTGAATATGAAGGCACATTAAATGATTTATATGAAAATGATAGAAAAACGTTTGTAAAATATAATTTAAATGATGTTCATATTGTTGTAGAATTAGATAAAAAATTAGATTATATTGAAATATCCAGAGGTATATGCCATATTGGTCATGTACCATATGAAGATATTTATATGAGTTCTCGTTATTTAGAAGGATCTATTCTAACTTACTGTAAAAAGAGAAATATTGTAGTACCTAATAAAAATCCATATGGTAGACAGTTGATGAGTAAGAATGACAAATTCGCAGGAGCTTATGTTCAAGATCCAATTAAAGGTAGACATGAGTGGGTTTATGATTTAGATGTTACTTCAATGTATCCAAGTGTAATTAGGTCATTAAATATTTCACCAGAAACAAAAGTAGGGAAAATTTTGGGGTGGGACGCTGAAGAATTCGTAAAAAATAATAATAAAAAAACATATACTTTAATGAGTGGTAAAGAGGAAATTTGTAAGTATGATGAAAAAGAATTAAAAAATTATTTGGATAATACTAATGTTTCTATAGGTTCTAATGGAGTTTTGTATAGGATGGATAAAGAAGGATTGATACCAGCTATTTTATCTCAATGGTTTAACACTAGGGTAGAATATAGAAAATTAGCAAAACAATTTTATGATGAAGGAAATGTACAACAATTTCAGTATTATGATAGACGACAATATTTACAGAAGATTTTGTTAAACTCTTTATATGGAGTATTGGGATTACCTGTTTTTAGGTTTTATGATATTGATAATGCTGAAGCTACTACTTTGACAGGACAAGAACTTATTAAATTTAGTAAAAAACTTGTTAATTTATATTATAATAAAGAGTTAGGTACAACGGATGAAAATTATGTTATATATATAGATACTGATTCTATTTTTGCATCGGCCACACCGTTGGTTAAATCAAGACATAAGGGGATTGATACTAATGCTGAAGCAATAATGACTCAACATATTATTAATATTGCGAACGAGATACAAGGATTTTTAAATAAAAGTTATGATTTATTTGCTAAAAAGTTTTGTAATTTAGATAAACATTACTATGAAATTAAACAAGAAGTTATTGCTAAGTCTGCATTTTTTATTGTTAAAAAGAGATATGGAATGCGAATTATAAATGAAGATGGTCGTAAGGTTAATAAAATTCAAGTTAAAGGATTGGATACAGTTCGTAGTTCTTTTGCAGTAGCTATGAAGAATTTGTTATCTGAAATTTTAGATGATATACTTGCGGCAGTTCCAAAAGAAAAAATTGATGAAAGGATTTTTACTTTTAAAAAGGCAATGAAAGCTATGAATTTTGATGAAATTTCTTCACCAACTGGCGTAAAACGGATAGATAAATTTAAGTGTAGTATGGATAGAGAGAGTGGGTTGCCTGTAAATATATATGGTGGAAAGATGATTACAACATATTATGAGAAAGCTACTCCAGTTCATGTTAAGGCTTCTATGGCATATAATGATATGTTGGATTATAATAATATAAAAAAATATCCTAAAATAGCTAACGGTGAAAAAATTAAGTGGGTATACTTGAAACAGAATCCATTAAATTTACCAGTACTAGCATATAAAGGATATGAAGATCCTTCAGAAGTTTTGAAGTATATAAAAACTTATATAGATGTAGATAAAATGTATAATCAGGCATTGAGTAAAAAGATTAATATGTTTTATCAAGCTATGGGATGGGATAACCCAATTGACAAACGGTATACGTTAGAAAGATTTTTTTGATTTTAGGTTTAATTGTTTATATATATGTATATATAACATTTTTAATTAATAAATAATAAGTAGGAGATGTAAAATAATGAATAAAGTTCTTTTAGAAAGATTCATTTCAAAATATTCACTTGGTGATAATGTAACTTCAGTGGTTTGGGTTGTAAAAGATAATGTATTAAAAACTAATTTCATTACTCTTGAAAAATCATTGCTTGGTACGGTAGTTTTAGATAATTTTCAATTTGAAGATATTAGATTAGGAATTTATAATACTGCTCAACTTTCTCGTATGTTGAATGTGTTAGACGATGATGTCAAATTAACTGTTTTGAGATCAGAAGAAACTGCAATATCAATTAAGGTAGAAGATGTAAATGCTAGTATTAATTTCATGCTGAGTGATGAAAGTGTAATAACAAATGTTCCAGTTATGAAGAACGAGCCAGAGTTTGCTTTAACATTAAAGATGGATAGTAATTTTATGGCTAGGTTTATATCTGGTAAAAATGCTTTAACAGAAAAAGAAACATTTACAATAGTAACAGATAAGGATAGAGAAACGTGCGATTGTGTTATAGGACACTCTACTATTAATACAGATAGAGTAACTATTCCAATTACTGTTGAAGATTTTGCAGATTTAGATTTGTTATCTTTTAATGCTACTTTATTTGGTAGAATTCTACAAGCTAATAAAGAATGTAGTAGTGGAAAATTAGAAATTTCTACACAAGGATTATCTAGAGTTACATTTAAGGTTGATGATTATTATGCAGTTTATAATTTAGTAGCGACACAAAATGCGGACTAATCATATATATAATTTAGATTGTATAGAAGGTCTTAAAACTCATATATTAGAAGAATCTATAGATCTTTGTGTTACTTCACCACCATATAATGTTGGTATAGAGTATGATAATTGGAATGATACTTTAAGATTAGAAGATTATATGCAATTTTCAAAAGATTGGTTAACAGAAATCTACAGAGTGTTAAAACCAGATGGTAGGATTGCAGTAAATATACCATATGAAGTTAATATGAAAAAATTAGGTGGACATCATAGAATATATTTATCATCTGAATACCATCAAATGATGAAAGAGATTGGTTTTGGTTTTGGAGGAATTGCGGATTTAGTTGAAAAAGCACCACAAAAGGCAAATCTTTCTGCATGGGGAAGTTGGTTATCAGCTTCTGCACCTTATATGCATAATCCAAAAGAATGTGTATTGATAGGTTATAAAGATCAATGGAAAAAGCTAGAAAAAGGTAAATCTTATTGGACTGATTCAGATGAAGATAAGAAAGGATTTATGGAAGTTGTATCTGGTCTGTGGAAATATTTTGCAGAAACTCACGGAATGACAGAAGCAAATTTTAGTCTTGATATACCAGTTAGAGCTATTAAACTTATGACTTATGAGAATGATATAGTATTAGATCCATTTATGGGTAGTGGAACAACGGCAGTTGCTGCAGTAAATCTTGATAGAAAATATATAGGATTTGAAATTTCAGAAAACTATTGTAAGGTATCAAGGTCTAGAGTTTTAAAAGAAAAGATAAAAATAGAAACTGCCGAGAAGGGGTTTGAATTTTGGAAATAGAACATCACGGTATTTGGAATGAAAAGTATCGACCTACTTCATTAGATACTTATATCGGGAATGTGCATTTAAAGTCTAAAGTTAGTATTTTTATAGAAACTAATGATCCCCCACATTTGTTATTTTATGGTAGGTCTGGTACAGGAAAAACTACGATTTCAAAAATTATTGCAAATTCTATAGAGTGTGATTTTCTTTACATAAATGCTAGTGATGAAAATAGTGTAGATGTAGTTAGAGAAAAAATTAAAGGATTTGCATCCACCTTAGGATTTAAGGCGTTAAAAGTTATTATTTTAGATGAGTGTGATTATATTACACCAAATGCTCAAGCAGCTCTTCGTAATCTAATGGAAACATTCTCAAGACATTGTAGATTTATATTAACTTGTAATTATGTGGAAAGAATTATTGATCCAATACAATCGAGGTGTCAATCATTCCAGATAGTACCACCATCTAAAAAAGAAGTAGCTGTTCATTTATCAACAATATTAACTAATGAAGATGTAAAATTTGAAGTAGATGATATAGCTACAATTGTCAATGGAGCATATCCTGATATAAGAAAGGTTATAAATACATCACAAAGACAGGTTGTAGATGGTATTTTACGGATGGATGCCAGAGAGATTATTTTAAATGATTATAAGTTACAGATATTAGGAGTTTTAAAATCTGGCAAAACTAAAAAAGAAACTTTTACTGAAATAAGGCAGATATTGGCGGACGCAAAAGTTACAGATTTTGCAGATTTTTTCAGACTACTATATGATGAGGTTGATATTTATGGTAGCGGACATATAGCAGAGGTTATTTTGTTGATAGCTAAATATGAGCAATCAGATAGTCAGGTTGTAGATAAAGAAATAAATGCAATGGCAATGTTAATTGAAATTTTACAGGAGATACGATGAAAGAAGATAAATATTGGGGAGAATCTCCAAAAAAGAGTATTACAAGTAGTAAACTTAATGGTGGATCAAAAGAGGAAAAACATATATCAGTTCATGAAAATAAAATTTATTACTATGCTGGAGTAAATAGAGATAGTGCATCAGAATTAAATAAAAAGTTAGGTGAGCTAGAATCTAAAAGTTTGACACTTGGCCATAATTTAGATATAGAGCCACCTACATTAAAAATATTTATAAATTCAGGTGGTGGATCAATTACTGCAGGTATCTCATCAATGGATAGTATACTCAGAAGTAAAGTTCCAGTTCATACTTATGTAGATGGATTCTGTGCAAGTGCAGCAACATTTATTTCAATAGTAGGTGAGACGCGATTTATGAGTAGAAATTCTTATATGTTGATTCATCAATTATCTACCACTTTTTGGGGAAAGTATTCAGAGTTTGAGGATGAGAAACAGAATCTTGATTTGATGATGACTACCATTAAGAATGTATATAAGGAATACACAAAAGTTCCGATGAAAAAAATAGATGAAATATTGAAACATGATTTGTTGTGGGATGCAAAAACTTGTAAAGCTCTGGGATTGATTGATGAAATAATTTAGAGGTTATAAAATGAATGTTTTAGTTATAGGAGATAGTTGTGAGGATGTTTTTATATATGGTGACATAGAACGAATAAGTCCAGAAGCACCTGTTCCAGTTTTTAAACCAACCCACGAAGAAAAAAATGGTGGTATGGCAAAAAATGTTGCAAATAATGTTGAAGCATTAGATATGCATATTCATACGGTAACAAATAAAAATAGTATTACAAAGATAAGATATGTAGAAACCCGCTCAGGTCAAATGGTTTTAAGGGTAGATGAACATGATAGTTGTGAGAGAATTGATAAAAATTTGTTAAGTGGTCTTGTAAAAAATAAATTTAAAAAACCACCATTTGGATTTGATTCACAAGTAGAAGATCATTATGATGCAGTTATCGTTTCAGATTATTGTAAAGGGTTTTTAGAAGAAGAAGATATTCAACATATTTGTGAGAATAATAAGAATGTATTTATAGATACTAAAAAGAAACTTGGTGAGTGGGTTAAAGACGCAGATTACATTAAGATAAATGAGTTAGAATACAAAAAGAATTATGAACTATTATCTGATGATGGATTTAAGGATAAACTTATTGTTACGTTGGGTAGTAATGGGTGTAGATATAAAGGATTAGAGTATCAAGTTAAAAAAGTTCCTGTAAAGGATGTGAGTGGAGCAGGAGATACTTTTATTGCAGGATTAGTTCGTGGTTATTTAGATACAAATAGTATATATGAAGCAATTAAGTTTGCACAAGAATGTACAACAAAAGTAGTGCAGAAACATGGTGTTGCGACAGTTAATTTAGAGGAGCTAGAATGAGTTTAAAACCAAGAAAACCATTACCTAAACCACAACAAAAAAGCGTTCAAGTAGATTTATCTAAAGCAGATAATGTAGTATGTGAAGAATGTGGTAATTATCTTTTTATTATGTCATATGTAATAAAAAAAGTTTCAGCAATAATGTCACCTACTGGACAGGATGTGATAGCGCCAGTTCAAGTGTATAGTTGTGGAAATTGTGGAGTGGTGCCAAAATTGTTTACAGAAGGTACTGGATTAGAGTTGGGTGATGAGTAATTTTCAAATGTTAGGTATATTCCCAACTGGAATAGCTAACGCTGAAATTAATGATATAGGATATATAAATACTTTAAAGGATACAATACTTGAAGATTATAATATCGATAAACGTAATGAACAATCAAGTACTACAGCTTCAATAAATCAACAGTATCATCCAACATGGGCAACTCGGGGATATCCGTGGCAAAGTGGTCCATTACAACATAATCGAGAAGTTTTTGGTAAGTTAATAGATTTTGTTAATGAAAATATATCAAATTATATGGATTCACTTGGTTATCATCATGATGGATTTTATACAACACAATGTTGGGCAAATGTTTATGAAAAAACAGAGTCTATTCATCCACATAGACACTATAATAGTTTTTTATCTTGGAATTTTGTTATTGCTGGACAAGATGCTCCGTTTGTGCTACAACAAACTGCCCAAGGTTCATTTCAACCTTCATTAAAATTTAACATTCCAGAAAATTCACAGCAGATCGGAATTGAACCTAGAAGTGGATTACTTACAATTTGGCCATCATATTTAATACATTACACAGCTCCTAATGAAATTGATGATTATAGAGTAACTGTTTCCGGAAATGTTATGTTACAGGGTCAGATTGGAAGTTATGATGAATTAACATATTTAAATATAAATGAAAATAAGTGAACTATAAACGCGATTTATTAGAATATGAAAAAGTTAAAATTGAATCTGATATAGAACGTATTCAATGGATTGGTGAATATAAAAAAAAGATTGAAAAAGAAATAGAAAACTTTCAGGAAGAATTAAATTGGGATGGAATGTGGTCTGTTGAAGATGCTATTAGTAGACTTGAAACTGGTTGGTATTTTAATGTACTGAATATAAACAACTATATAACAGGATGGGTTTGGTTTAATTCTGTAGAAAATATACTTTGCAATTTATATGTTAACAAAGAATTTAGAAGTAAAGGTCATGGAAAACAATTAATTTATTCAATTATGAATTTAGCAAAAGATGATAACATAGATACTATATATACGGAAGTTGATTGGTGGAATGATTCAAGTCATATTACATTTTTAAGGTGTGGATGGAAAGAGTATGAAAAAGATTGATATAGAAGTTGTAGATGATTTTTTAAGTCCTCGGTATTTTACTAGAATAAAAAATGTAATTATGTCCGATAATCAACCTTGGCATTTTAATGGTAATATATCTACAAAGAATCAAACTAAAGATGTTAGATCATATGGGTTTCATAATCATATAGTTAAAGAGCGTAATATGCTTGTAGAAGAAGCAACTTCATATTTACTTTCTGGACTTATACATCAAGCTCAAGATTACTGTGATAGAGATAATATTCTTAGATGTCGTTTAGATATGGTTACACGTAGTTCTACAGAAAAATATCAGCATGAGCCTCATGTTGATTTTACACCTTATAAACCTAATTTGATTTCAACTATCTTTTATATTATGGACTCGGATGCCAAAACCGTTATTTTCAATGAAAAACAAAGAGCGTTAGATGGAAATAAAACTGATTGGAGTGATTTAGAACTCACTGTAAAGAAGAAAATATTACCAAAGGAAAATAGAATAGTATTTTTTAATGGTCATTATATACATACAGGTTATTCTCCAGTTAATTATGAAAGAAGAATTGTAATTAATACCAACTATAATTAATAAATGAATTTAAGTAATGCAACTCGTCCAATAAAAGATTGGACACCTTATATGAAAAAGGATTTTTGGGATTTTATTGTAGAAACAATGAGGGAAAAATCAGTTTTATCAGATGAAAAGGTGTATGATATATCAATAGGAGGTTCAGTTGCAAGAGGAGATTGTAGACCAGATAGTGATATTGATGCGGTGATCTGGATGGATGATTTAATTTCTAAGTTGGTTGAAAAGTATACTAATAATTATAAATTACCATATAAGGATTTTTTAAATTTTCCTATTTTTGTATATTGGAGAGGTATTCCAGTTCAATTTTCACTTGCTGATAGATTATGGGATAATAATTATAATGGATACATTCTTACTCACTTTTCATTATTAAAAGATAAGTTTCTTGATTATGGAAGTGAACACGATGATGATGTATTTTTATCTCATTATCAAACAAGTAAAGAAATGACTATGGGGTTAGGGTATGACCCTGATTTAAAATTATATGGTGATTCTATATTGAGTGGTATTGAATATCGTGAAGATAGATATGAAAGTCAAATTTCTGATATATCAAATTCTATTGTTGAATTGTTTAGTAATATGAATACTGGTATAGATAACACAGCTACTTTATGTTGTGTTGATTTAATTCCGAGTGATGGAGAATTAAAGGCAGTCAATTTTAATACTAATTGTTTATTAACAGAAGAAATAGTAAATAATTTTGATTTTACTAATTTTTTAGAATCTGATGTTAAAAATTTTAAAGTGATGAATTTAAGTATTGGTGTTCATAGACACGATAGTGTTATAACATATAAAATTGTATCTAAATTTACTGATAAGTTTAATTGTCCTACAAAAGTTGATGTTCAGAGAGGATGGCCAGAATCATTTAGAATAAAAGAGGATAGAGAAAATTTTTATATAAAATTAACTTATGATCTTTCTGGATTATTAGATATGTTTGCTAGCAGGTATGTTGTTATGAGAGATTTATTTGAAAGTAATGGTCTGGGATATTTATTACCTAAAGTAGATGATGAAATTTCTATAGAAAATTCTAATTTTCCTGACTTTGTTTTTAAAAGTTCACACTGTCCTGGAATGTCGCCATATGGATTTTTCGATAGAGAGTCAGTTTTATATAAACAGTATAAAAGGGTTGATAGCAGTAAATATTTTGAGGAGTTTATTATTCCAGATACGTATTTAAGTAAAAATGTTATGATAAGACTTTATTTTATTATTGGTAACGTTGGAACGTTTTTATTGAGTAAAAATCATTTTTATCACACTATACATCCACTAAAAAATGAAGATGATAGATATGTTTGGGTGTCTAATTAATATGAATATTATATACGATATTCCATTTTATAAACAAAAAGAAATCTATGATTGTGGGGTTACTTGTATAAAAATGGTATCAGAGTACTTTGATAAGGTATTATCACTTGATGAAATTAAATCCTATTATAATACTGTATGGAACAGACCACTTTATACTACAGAGTTGTCTTTTATTTTAAATGAAATAGGATTAGATACAAAAACTTATACTTCAAATTTAGATTATAATATCTTATCAGAATATAAAATTAATGAAAATGAATTAAGTGACATATTTATAGAAGAGAGAAAATTTAGTACTGTAGAGTTAGTTGATTTTTTAGATTTAAAAACTGTAATTATTGTTTTATTGGATTATGGAGTTTTGGTAGATTCGGAAGAAAAAATGACACATTTTGCACCAATAACGGGATTCGACGGAGATAATTTTTATATACATTCACATAAAGAGCAATTCAAAAAAGTAAGTATTAATTTGTTTGCTAAAAGTAGAGAATCAGATTTAACAGATTGGGATATAATAGTTATTAAACAAAAATGATTATATTTATAGATGACTTAAATTAGGATAAATTTATGAAAGATAGATACGTTTATGATGAAAATTTGTACAAAGAGCTTCTTGATGAGAAGATTGTAGAAATTTCACGTACATTTTTTGGTGAAGAGTATTGGGGAAATACTAATAATCATGGTGTTATTATAGCCTATGATTTTATTCCATCAAACAAAGAATTGAAGTTGTTAGAAATGAATACTAATGTTGGAATATTTAAGGAATATATTCCATATTTTGATTTTTTAGCATTAAGTAAATTTTGTCGTAAAAACGGATTTAAGAAGGTTATAGGAGTTGTTAGTAAACACTGGTATAATCGTGGATGGGGAGCAGGTAGAAGTTCTACACCATCAAAAGATTTTATGAGTTTATTGGAAAATATGTTGTACAGTTCTGGTATTAAGTTTGAATTATTTCCTGCACCAAAATACCCAGCTCCGATACCAGAAATTGATACTGATGATAACACATTTGTATTACGATTTTCTTTTGATCCAGAGTCTAAAATTGATGAAATGGCATCAGATAAATCTTTATTGATAGATCATATTAAAAAGGTTGGATTATCTTCGTTACTACCATTAAATGGAGATAGTTTATTAGATGAAAAATATGAAGATAGTTCATTTCCTGATATAGTGTTAAAAAATCCACAACTAGATAATAAAAGGGGTGTAGAGTTTTGGAAAGTATCTGAAGATACGACAAAGGAGTTTTTTAAAAAACGTGGTATAGTATCACGCCTTCCACAAGAACTTTTAGGTGATAAACGATTTTTCCATCTTGAAAAATTTATTATTTCTGATACATTCGGAGAATTAGACCAATATAATTTAGAACTTAGAGGATTAGGTTTAGTTACAAATGAAGATGTAGTGGTATTAAATAGAGAACCATTTGTAGATGCTAAATTATATAATTTAAATAATGATGGTTCTTTACAACAATCACACGCACACGGTACTAGTTTTGTAGAAGATACTATGATTGAGTTGGCAGATGGTAAAGAGAAAAAAATACAGAATATAAAACCAGGAGATAAAGTAAAATCGTATGATATACCAGATATAGATGAAAATATAGCATGGCGAGATTGGATTAAAATGAATTGGGACGGCATGGATTCTATAAAAACAGTTGCGGCAGATGTTAGGGATACAGTTCATAAAAAAACTTTTGGTTATATAACGTTTAATGGTAAATACAAAGTAACAAAAAATGCAGCAGTTTGTTATGCAGATAAAGATTGGAAATGGAAGTTTAAAAATGCTACACAAATAAAGACTGGTGATACATTATTATTATCTGGAAATGAGTTTATAGAAGTTTCTAGTATAGAAGTTTCTGATGATATAGTTAACACGTATGGAATTGATATAGAAGGTTATGATAATTATTTTGGTGATAGGGTACTGGCTCATAATATTGGAGTGGGCGCGTGGTGTTTTGTGGCAGGAACAAAAGTTACTATGAGTGATGGTAGTGAAAAGAATATAGAGGATGTGGAACTCGGTGAAGAGGTAATGTCTTGGGACGAGATTAATAATGAAGTTAAACCATCAAAAGTTATTGGTACAAAACAACCAATTCATGATGATATAGTAGTTATAAGATTTAGTAATGATGTTGTTAATGAAAATACATTTGACCATCCATATTATATAAAAGGTAAAGGTTGGTGTTCTTATAGTCCTCAACTTACAAAAGATCGGTACGATATGGATGTTGAGTTACTTGAAGTTGGAGATGTTTGTTATCAGAGAAAACTTGATGGTGAATTAGAAGAAGTGGAAGTTTCTTTTATAAGAGAACAGATGGAAGAAGTTCAAACTTATATTATTGAGGTGGAAAAGTTCAAAACATTTTTTGCAAATGGTATATTAACTCATAATAAAGATGGTAGTACTGAATATGGATATACTATGAGTGGAAGACAAAATTGTTTTCTTTCAGATCAGTTAATTAATATGGCAGACGGAACATCAAAAAAAATTGGTGACGTAGAAATAGGTGATATGGTAAAGGGATGGGATGAAGCAACTGATACTGTTAAAAATTCTACAGTACATGAAATACAAATTAAATCACATGATGATGTTTACGAATTAACATTAGAAAATGGTAAAGTTTTAAAACCTACTGGCAATCATCCATTTTTGACAAAAGATAAAGGTTGGACAACAATTGATGGACATGATCCAAATCATGCAGGTGGGAGCGGTCCTTTAGAAGTTGGAGATTATGTTCATGATATAAATAAGGATTGGATCAAGGTAGAAAATATTACACCAGTTGATGGTGATCATTCAACTTATAATTTTATTGATATGGAAACAAGTACTATTATAGCAGATGATATTATTACACATAATAGCTCTCGTAGAAATACAGTATCTTATATGAATATGCAGACAACAAGTGGAGGTACAGGTGATCAGGGAGATGATATTACAACTAGACAATATCCCACTGGCGCTTCAACAGCAGATTATATATGGAACCTTGGTGGATATCCGTCACCTAAAAACTGGATTAGTTATTTAAGCAATAATACCACTTCAGGAGGTATGACTGATAGGGGGGATTTATATAGTGGTGGTCAGATTGCTCAGGCATTTGCTGGAGCGCCAAAATCAACTGATTCCTCTTTCCGTGGCGCGCCATACGTTTATTTTGTTGGCGGTCAAAATTCTGGATTTAGAGATAATATACAATATTTTGATGGCACAACTACAAGCGGAAATTCAGCAGATGGAGGAGACATAAGTGTTGGGCTGTCTCAGGGTGGTGCTACTGCTGGATACACATATGGTTTTATATGTGGAGGATACACATCAAGTTCTGGTGTAAATGGAATCAACGTAATTCACAGGATTGACACTAATACAACTAATTCAGGTTTTGCTGCAACGGATTCAGGGGATATGACATATCCTGGAAGGGCTTACTGCAGTTCACTGGGTGGATATAGTGATGACACTGAAATTGCTAATATTGCTGGTGGTTATAATGGATCTGCATATCAGAATACTATACAGTACCTTGATTTAAGTTCATCAACTGGTAATATGGCTGATAAGGGAGATTTAACTGGAATTAAGGCATGGAATACATTGGCATCAGGCGATGATAATTTTATGATGATGTGCGGAAATGATAGTTCAGTATCGGTTGCTGCATCCGAGTATTGGGATATAAGTACAGGCGCTGTAAATGCAACAAGCAGAGGTAATGCTAATGCTTCTGCACATGGACCTGGTGGAGGAACTGGATATAGTGGATTATCATAAATTGACATTAATTAATATAAGGAAATATAGTTATGAAATTTAAAAAAATTGACGATTTTTGTACAGAAATACATAAAGACGATAATAAAATTTGGGATTCAACAAATGTGGAGTTGATTGATATACTTTCATCGGGAGAAAGAAATGGTCAAACTTCTGAAGAACTTTTAGATGAATTGCAAGAACAGTTTATTGAAATGGGTCAACTTAAAAGTGATTTTGATACTGAAAAATTTACAATTAAAAAAGAAGGTAATTTTTTATGTCATAATTTTCATTTTTTAATGCGACAGTATAGTTTGACATTGACAGAATTACGAAGAATGTTGTTGGAGAGAGAAGAAAAGCGGAGAATGTCAGAAAAATACCAAAAGATGATGGATGATGGAGAGACACTTGTTCCAGTGTTACGTGAACATGCTAGTGGAGCGGAAGAATTTTATGGTACAGAAGATGTTTGGCTTGATCTTGAGCAAGCTGGGTTATGGAATCAAATACGAGCTCTGGAAGTAACTATGACAAATAAAATTGCAATGATTAGAAAATTTGAAGAGTGTAGGAAAGAATTGATAAGACAGAATGGTGGAAAAGAATTTACTAATGCAGACTATCAAGAAGAAACTCCAAGATATTGGAAATGGTTTTTTGAAAGAAAGGTATTACGAGAGATAAAGGCACATGCTACAGGGATTTCATCGGGTACTTGGGAAAATATTGATATGTTAGAAAGGCCTGCTCTTATAGATCCAGCATTTCAAGTAAAAATGTTGAATGATGATGGAATGTTTGATATGAAGCAATTAGAACTGGATAGTGAGTTGGAAAAACAATTAAGTGAACCAAGGATTAGAAAATTATTGGAAGCTTTGGAAAACGATAACAAGGATCCTGGTGTTCCAGAATTGGACTCAAAATAAATTATGCCAAAATTAATTGTTGAATATTATCTAACTGGATCTAAAACACCTACTTATATTTTGGACGGTGGGGCATTTCCGACTGCAAGTGCTGATTATGGTGAAATGTTTTGTGGTATAACAACTGGTAGTATGTCAGAATCAGAGTTACCAACTGGAGTTAATGTTTTAACAAGAGATCAATTACTATCAAGGTCTATTTCACTTGAGAGGTCAGAAATTTTAAATGATGCTACAACAGACTATACAGGAGCAGCTACTGATGATGAAGAGGGTGGACCAACTATGATGTCAGATAGTGATAAGATTACAGAAGCTTCAACAATTTCAGCATCTTGGGCAGAATTATAATTTGAATTTTCAAAAATAAATATACTATTTATTTTACAAAGGTTATCATGAAAAACAAAGGTCTATTTGACCACATCGGTCATATTACGCAAAAACAAACTAAAGGTTATTGGAACTCTCTAAATGAAACAGAGAAGAAGCAGTGGTCTAATTATATGATTCATCGTTTTTTATCAATGAAAATGGAGTGGACAGATTTTACAAACGAAATTCAGAAATTAAATCTTAAACCTAAACATCTCTATATAGTGTATTCTAGTATTTTACCAAAAGGTAAACAGTATTTAAAATATATTAAGAAGAAGAAGGGTACTATTTATAGTACACAAGTTATTCAGAAGATCGCTGAATATTTCAAGATTAGTCAATCAGAATCAGAAGATTATTTAAATCTGTTATCAAAAGAACAAGTTAGAGAGTTGGTTTCAAAATATGGTTATACCAGTAAAGAATTAAAACAAATAGGGTTATAAAATGCGAAGAGCAATAAAAGAATCAAAAACAAAAGTAGAATATGAGACTTTAAAAGAAGATAAAACAGTTATTCAACAAATGGAAGAAGAATGGCCTCAAATGACAGCAGAGTTTCGTAGACTACAACGGGAACAATATGAATTGTTCTTACATAAACAGCATGATTATGGTCCAGGTAACATAAGTGTTGGTTCACAATTACAAACACCAGAAGAAGTAAAGTTATCATTAACAGGGTTATGGTTTAGAATGAATGATAAGATACAACGACTAAAA